TGACGCCATTAAGAGGAAGTTATTTTATTTTAACTCGTTTGCCTTTAAATAACCAAGGCGTATTTACTACTGTATAATATATCTTTGATTTTTTCAACGTACTGTGCTATAATCTGACTAAATATGCCAGATTGGAAATTTTGATATCGCATGAGTAATTTTGTAAAACTTGCTTTGGAGAATGGTGGGAGTATTCATCCGTTAGTTATTCCATCGTCAGAATTTAAAGGTCCATCAATTACAAATCCGTCAATTTATAATGATAATGGAAAGATTTTAGTAAATCTTCGTAATATTAGCTATACTCTTTACCATTCAGAAAAGAAAAAGTTTGAGCATCATTGGGGTCCATTAGTTTATATTCATCCTGAAAATGATATAAAACTCAGAACTTGGAATGTTCTTTGTGAAATGGATGATGATATGAGGATAAAATCATATAATAGAATTGATACCTCAAAGTTTCCAGATAAAGAACTCTGGGAATTTGTTGGACTTGAAGATGCTCGTATAGTTCGTTGGGATGGCAAGCTTTATATTTGTGGAGTAAGAAGAGATCTTGATACTGTTGGCACTGGAAGAATGGAACTCAGTGAAATTGAAGTTTCTGAAAATGGCATAAAGGAAATTAATCAATATCGAATTCCTACACCGATTGATAAAGAGGCTTATTGTGAAAAGAATTGGATGCCAATTATAGATATGCCATATCATTTTGTGAAATGGACGAATGGTACTGAAGTTGTAAAATATGATATTCAAACTAATACTACAAAACAAGTTTTCTTAACTAGTTGGAAAGATTTTGGATGTGTAGATCTAAGAGGAGGATCTCAGGTTCTTTCTTTTGAAGATGGATATATTGCTCTTACACATGAAACTTTTTTGTTTAGTAGTCCAGCAGGAAGAAAAGATGGTAAATATAGGCATAGATTTATAGTTTGGAATAAGGATTGGGAAATTATAAAAGTTTCACCAAGATTTTCTTTCTTAAATGCTGAAATTGAATTTGCTGTAGGTATGTGTGAATATGGAAATGATTATTTGATTACATTTGGTTTTCAAGATAACGCTGCTTATTTGTTGCGGGTAAATAAACTTTTTACAAGAAACTATATTTTTGGAGGAAATGATAAATGATATTAGATCTTGATTATGTATTTGAAAAATACAAACCCGATGTTTCAGGAATTATTCATATTGGCGGCCATTATGGAAATGAAATTAGTAAGTATAAAGATCACAATGTAAAAAATATTATTTTATTTGAACCTCTATCAGAAAATTTCTCAGTTCTTGAAGATACTATAAAAAGTATTGGTGGAAATATTGTGGCTCATAAAGTTGCTCTAGGAAATGATAACAAAAAAGTTATCATGAATATTAGTAGTAATGAAGCACAAAGTAGTTCTATTCTTACTCCTAAAGTACATTTAACAGCTCATCCAGAAGTTTCATTTATTGGAACAGAAGAAGTTCAAATGAATAAATTAGATGATTATGATTGCAACAATTGCAATATGATGGTTGTGGATGTTCAAGGATATGAACTTGAAGTTTTGAAAGGAGCTTCAGAAACATTAAAAAATATCGATTATATTTACTGCGAAGTTAATCGTGATGAGGTTTATGAAGGTAATGCCAGAGTAGAGGAGATTGATGAGTTTCTTTCCACATATGGATTTGACAGAATGGAGACGCAATGGTATTATACTGAGGTTTGGGGTGATGCCTTGTATGTGAAAAACAAAAAGGCAAATGTATCCATAATTTGTGCTTGTAAAAACCGTTATGAGGCTCTTAAAATTGCATTAAATTCATGGATAATGTTCGATGAAGTGAAAGAAATTATTATTGTTGATTGGAGTTCTGATAAACCAATTGATAATCTTTTAGAACTTGATGGGCGAATTAGAATTATTCGTGTAGATGGAAAGAAGTATTTTAATCTTTCACAACCTTTAAATCTTGCCGCATCAATAGCAACTGGAGATTATATTTTAAAACTTGATTGTGATTATGTAATTAATCCATATTATAATTTCATTAAAGAATATAAAATAGATCAAAATTCTTTTTTAAGTGGTAATGCAGAATATAAAAATTTTGAATATTATGATGACAATAATGAATTGAAAATAGATATGGGATCAATGAGTGTTGAAGATATTTTGAATTATGTAAATTTATATTCCAATTATTTTAGATATCTTAAAGGAATGCTTTTTGTAAGTAAAAAAAATTTTTTGAAGGTAGGGGGTTTTGATGAGGACATTCAAAGTTATGGATGGGAAGATGGTGAAATTATTAAACGGTTGGAAAGTCTAAATTTGGAGCATAAAAAGCTATCTTTTGATTATAAAATATTTCATATACCTCATCCAGATAGAAAAAGATTTGAATATAGTGAAGACTACAGTATTGAAGATGAAAATTATTTTAGGAAGGTTATGGAGTCACAATATTCTCCAGAATCTCTACCGTTTCAAATTGATTATGCTTTAGTTTCTCATTATATTGAAAAAAATAAAACTAAATTAATTGAAGAAGGAAAACTAATTAATATTCATGATAATATATCTACAGAAACTTATTTTAGAGAAAGAAAAATTCAATGGATTTTAGAAAAGTTAGACAACAATTATTATATGGCAAATGAAAAAACCGATCAAATCATAATAGATAAATCAAAATTAAATTACTTTCCATCAGTTTATTATATAACTCTTGAAGAATCGATTGATAGGCAAAAATCTTTGGAACAGCAGTTTTTAAATTATGATATTCAACCAAATGCAATTAAATCAAAAAGATTTTATCAGTCTAATGATAAAATCGAAGGAAAATATATTTATCAATTGAATGGTGGAACGAAAGGTTGTTGTGTATCTCATTTGAAAGCAATTAAAGAATGGTATGATACTACTGATGAGGATTATGCATTTTTCTGTGAAGATGATATTAGTTTAGAGACCGTTCAATATTGGAATTTTACCTGGGAGCAATTTATTGAATCTCTTCCAGAAGATGCCGAATGTGTTCAACTATTTACAATACGTGATAGTTATGATACGTTTGATTTGCGAGAAAGATATTGGGATGATTGGGGAGCTAGTGCATATATTGTGACTAGAGATTATGCAAAGAAAATTATTGATGCTTTTATTAAACAAGATTATTACTTACTTGAAGTTCCAAATCAAGAAGCGATGCCTTTAATTGAGAATATGCTTTTTGCATGTCTTGGCAAAACTTATACTATTCCATTGTTTATTGAGAATACTAAATTTAATTCAACATTTCAAGGTTCAGATGATGATGTTAAAGATGGTCATAAAAATAATCATGTAATTTCTAGAAATTTAGTTTTAAATCATTGGAAATTGAAGTCAATTTGCGAAGAAAAAACTAAAGAACAAACTGAAATAGAAAAATTATTGACTACTTATGCTTTGGATACTGAAAATCCAGAACATAATTTTAACCTTGGACTTTGGTATGAAAATGAAGGGCATACGGCTTCAGCATTATCTTACTATTTAAGATGTGCTGAAAGATCTGAAGACACCGATCTTGCATACGAGGCATTGATCCGAGGATCCTATTGTTATAAAAAACAGAAAGAAAGAGATGGAAGTACTAGATCTCTTCTTTGGCAAGCTCAAATGGTAAGACCTGATAGGCCAGAAGCTTATTATTTGTTAAGTGTTTATGCTGAAGAAAGGCAGTGGTGGCAAGATTGTTACGTTAACGCCGATTTAGCACTTCGTTATTGTAATTTTGATCAAAAACCATTGAGAACTGATGTAAGCTATCCTGGAAAATATGGTCTTTTACTTGAAAAGGTTATTTCAGGATGGTGGTGGGAAAAACATAATGAATGTAGAGAACTATTGCAAGAAATTAAAAATAATCATAAAGTAAAAGATGAACATTTTAGCATTATTCAAAAGTGGTTACTTGATCTATCTACTGGATATGTATCTGATGATGAATTAAAATATAATAAAAATAGTAATAAGGAATTAAAATTTAAATTTGATGGATGGGAAAATGTAGAAAATAATTATTCTCAGGCAGGACAGGATTTATTTGTACTTTCTGCTTTAAATGGAAAAAGGAATGGATTTTACCTAGAGATAGGTGCTCAGCAACCATTTTATCAAAATAATACTGCATTATTGGAAACGAAATTTGATTGGGAAGGAGTATCAATAGAAATTCTTTCAAACTTGTGTCAGATGTTTTCTGAGCAAAGAAAAAATAAAATTATCTGTGCAGATGCTACTAATATTGACTATGATGAACTTTTAAGTTCTTTTAATAAAGGAAATATAGTGGATTATTTACAATTAGATTGTGAACCTTCTGAAGTTACTTTTAATATTTTAAAATTAATTCCATTTGATAAGTATAAATTTAGACTCATTACATATGAGCATGATCACTTTGTTGATCTATCAAATACTTATAGATCTAAATCTAGAGAATATTTAGAATCTAAAGGATATAAAATGTTAGTTTCTAATGTATCTCCTAATGACAAATGCTCTTTTGAAGATTGGTGGTATCATCCAGATCTTATTGATTCTGAAGTAATAGAAAATATGTTAAATATTTCAGATATCACTGATGTTCGTTCCTATTTGTATTTAAATTAAACTTTACCCCGATTTACTATTATGAATTTTACAATTTATTCAAAGGAAAATTGCCCATACTGCTACAAGGTTAAACAAGTTTTAGAGTTGACAGGAAATAAATTTGTAGTGTATAATCTAGGAGAAGATTTCACTAGAGAAGAATTTGTTTCTGAATTTGGTTCTGGTGCAACATTCCCTCAAGTTCTTTGCGATGACAAAAAGCTTGGAGGATGTACTGATACTATTAAATTTTTGAAAGAGAAACAAATTGTCTGAACAAAACATAAATAAATCAGATCACAGAAATCGTGGTATTGAAGTGCTGCTATACGGAGGAAAAAGAAAGCAAACTTATCCATTTCATATTATTTTTGAAAAGATGATATGCTTTCTAAAAAGGGAAGTGACCATCTATTTTGAATTTTCCTTTTCAATAAGGAAAAAGTAGTTCCTCGGAGAAAAAAAATGCTAGCAATCAGTTTAGTTTTTGGTTCTTTTCTTGTATTATTGTTTTTTATTGTTGGCCTTGCGCTTGGATGGACAGGCAGAGAATATATGATGAATTATCAAGACAGGCCAAAATTGCATCCAGAATTTTTTGATCAAAATGGAAATGTAATTCCAGATGAAGTGGTTGCGGTAACATTTCAAGAAGGACTATTTGACGATTATGATGATGATGAAGAAAGTGAAGACAAATAGTATTATAAATTAATTTGTAGAGACATTATTTTAAATTTTTTATGACTGCAAAAACAACTGTGACTAAAAAATCACCAAATGCCAAAGTGTTAAAAACAACTGTAGCTAAAACAAAAACAGTTGTAGAAGCATTGCCAGATCTTCCAGCAAATCCATTTGTATTTGAAATTTTAAATGTGGTTTGTAAACAAAGATCAAATGCTAAAAAGGTAGAAGCACTTAGAAAATATGATCACCCTTGTTTAAAGACTATTTTTATTTGGAACTTCGATGAAAGTGTAATTTCATTACTACCTCCAGGTGATGTTCCTTATGCAGGTCTTGATGAACAAAATTCTTTTTCAGGAACATTGGGTGAAAAAATTGAAGATGCTGTATCTAAAATGCAGGAACTTGGATCTAGTTCACTTGGATCACAAGATCAAGGTCGTTCATCAATTCGTAAAGAATTTCAAAAATTTTATAACTTTGTAAAAGGTGGAAATGATGGGCTAAGTTCTCTTCGCAGAGAGACTATGTTTATTAATATTCTCCAAGGACTTCATCCTCTTGAAGCTGAAATTTTAATTCTTACAAAAGATAAAAAATTGCAGACAAAATATAAGATCACTAAAGAAATTATCAACAGCTTTCATAGCAACTCTTAAAGTAGAAACTGGATAGATAACTAAATTATATCCCCAATTGGCAAATTCTTCTTATTTAATATATGGAGTTTTAGCATATTCAGTCATATTAGCGAGAATAAAAGTGTCCTTATTCTGATTTTTTATCTCCTTAGCTACAAGTGCGAACTCTTCTTTGCTTGCTAATCCTTCTGGGAAGATCATATCTGCTCCAGCATCAATGTATAATTTAGATCTTTTAATTGTTTATTAACTTTCGGTTTCTCAGGTCTTTCTATATCCTTCCTATCGTATTCTTGATTATCATCTAATGACATTGCATTTAATTTAATAGTAAAACCACTCATACCTCCTATATTGGTAAGATTTTTATCTGACTGTAAT